GCCCAAGCGCGCGATGAGGGTCGGCGCGAAGTGGTGCAGTCCGCACAAGCGATCGCTGAGCTTTGCTTGTTGGCCGGTTGTCCGGACCGCGCGGCCGAATTTATCGGTGCCGCAAAAACTGAAGCCCATGTACGCCGGGTGCTGATCGATGCGCGGGCAGCCGACTCAGAAGCCAGCGAGATCCGTTCCACGATCAGCGTCGATGCGGGCACGCAGGACATCAACCGTCCCGGTGCTTCGCCCATCGTCGCCGCTGTCAAAAAACTCAATACCCCATAAAGGAATAAACCATGCCGACGATGACCGAACAAAAGAATCTTGGAGACCTGTTGAAGTACGAAGCCCCGAACCTGTATTCCCGCGAAGCCGTCACCATCGCTGCCGGTCAAAGCCTGCCTTTGGGAACAGTGCTGGGGCGCAGCGAGAGTGATGGAAAACACTACGCGATCGACCCGGGCGCAAGCGATGGCACCCAGGCGCCCATCGGTGTGCTGGGCAATACCGTCGACGCCACAAACGGGGACCGCCGCGATGGTATTTTGATCGCGCGTCATGCCGTCGTGGCCAAGACCGCGCTGGTGTGGCCGATTTCATTGACCGGTGCGCAGCGCACGGTCTATGAGGGCCAGCTGGCCCAGCGAGGTGTCCTGGTGCGCGAGACCGCTTGATGCACCGCACGGCACCTAATTAACCTACCCATTCATTTCTCTTTCACTTTCTCGTTCCCTTCAGCCCGACGCGCCTTGATGGCCCGTGCGGGCTTTTTTAATTCTGGAGCCTTTGATGCAAAACATTTTTGACAGCCCGGCCTTCAACATGGCCAACCTCACGGCGGCGATCAATTTCGTGCCCAACCGCTATGGTCGCCTGGAGAGCCTGAACCTGTTTCCGGCCAAGCCCACGCGGTTCCGGCAAATCATCATCGAAGAGCGCAATGGCGTGCTCAACTTGTTGCCAACCATGCCCCCGGGCTCGCCCGGCACGGTCGGCACCCGTGGCAAACGCAAGCTGCGCTCCTTTGTCATTCCCCACATCCCACATGACGATGTGGTGTTGCCCGAGGAGGTCCAGGGCATTCGGGCCTTTGGCTCTGAGACCGAACTGGAAACCATCTCCGGCGTGCTGGCGCGGCACCTGGAAACCATGCGCAACAAACATTCGATCACGCTGGAGCACTTGCGCATGGGCGCACTCAAGGGTGAGATTCTGGATGCCGACGGCTCGACGATTTACAACCTGTTTGCTGAATTCGATATCCAGCCCACGGTGCATGCCATGGGCCTGGGTGACCCCAAAACCAATGTGCGCAACAAGTGCGTCAGGGTCCTGGCCGACATGGAAAAAAATCTCCAAGGCGAGTTCATGACCGGGGTGCGCTGCCTGTGCTCGGCGCAGTTCTTTGAAGGCCTGACCAGTCACGCCAATGTGCAAGATGCTTACTCACGCTTTCAAGAAGGGGCTTGGCTGCGTGAGGACGTCCGCACGGGTTTCACCTACGGCGGCATCACCTTTGAGGAGTACCGCGGTCAGGCCAGCACCGCAGAAGGGACTGTTCGCAAGTTCATCGCCGACGGTGAGGCGCATTGCTTTCCCGTGGGCACAGTGGACACGTTCGGTACCTACTTTTCTCCGGCCGACTTCAACGAGACGGTCAACACCTTGGGCCAGCCGCTTTATGCCAAGCAAGAACCGCGCAAATTTGAGCGGGGCACAGACCTGCACACGCAGAGCAACCCGCTGCCCATGTGCCATCGCCCAGGTGTGCTGATCAAGCTGACCGCCTGAGCTTGACGTGACACACAACGCCTTTCAAAAAGCGCTGGAGCGCAGCTTCATTCGTCTCGGTGTTTTGGGTGTGTATCGGCTGGCCAATGGGTCGGGGCAGGAGATTGAAACCCGGTTCATGTCCAGGCAAAACGATGTGATGGATACCTTTGGGAGCAGCCGTTTTGCTCTGGCGACGCACCGCTTTGATGTGCTGAGCCTTGCGATCCCACAGCCGCAAGAAGGTGATCACTTGACGGTCAATGGACAAACTTACGAAGTGGTGGGCGCGCCCTTGGCTGATCGTGATCGCCTCATCTGGACCTTGACCGGAGCCCCGGTATGAGACTGCTCGCAGCGCTCTTTGGCGAGCTCGATCAGGTGATGCGCGATGAGATCCGTATTGCCGAGCGTGCCGTGACCCAATCCGTGCGGGAGGCGACCGAGGGTCTGAAGACCGAACTCCGTGCCCAAATCATGGGGGCAGGGCTGGGGCCGCGCTTGGCCAATACCTGGCGCGGTGAGGTTTATCCCAAAGGGCAGATGAGCATCAAGGCCGCCGGGCTGGTGTACAGCCGGGCCCCGCTTGTGGTGGATGCCCATGACAAAGGCGTCACGATCCGATCTAAAGATGGGTTTTGGCTGATCATTCCCTTGCCCGCTGCAGGCAAGGGGCCACGCGGTAAACGCATGACCCCCGGTCTGTGGGAGCGGCTGCGTGGTCAGCGCCTGCGCTTCATTTACCGACGCGGCAAACCCTCGCTGCTGGTTGCCGATAGCCAACGTGCCCGTCAGGGCAAGCGCGGTGGCTTTGCCAAGGCGTCCGAGTCGGCGCAGCGATCGGGCCTGGGGCTGGTGAGCGTGCCGATGTTCTTGCTGGTGCCGCAGGTCAGGCTGCACAAAAAGCTGGACATCGACACCCCCAGCAGGCGTTGGTCGGGAGGCTTGGCGCAAAGGGTGGCCGACCATTTTGAATTGGCATCACGGCGAGATGGAGGCAGTTCATGAACCCCAACCTGATCCCGAACTTGATCGCCAATATGACCTACAAGGTGAGCCAGCGTGAACGGGCTATCGGCGCACTCTTTGCAGTGCTGGGGCAGCTGACTTTAGGCTCAACATTGGTCAAACGTAATTCGGCACTGCCCGAGCGGCTCTCAGATCACGCCATGGCCATTTTGCGCGATGGCGAGATGGGTGAGCCCGAGCTGACGCTGTCGCCGGTGATGTACCACTGGCAGCACGAAACCCTGGTGGAGCTGTTTGTGGCCGACCCCGATGCCGCCCGTCGAAATGCCCGAATGGATGCGTTGTTGACCGAGTTGGCAACCCTCATCGAGATAGACCGAACCTTGGGTAATGTCGTCAATTACTGCGAGATTGGTCCGCCCAAATTCGATGAGCTTGGAACTGACGGAACGAGCGGCATCAAGGCCTGCTCGCTGTCCGTGGTTTTGCACTACAGCAGTGCGGGGCCACTTTCTTGAATCATTTTTTAAATTCTGCTTTGAAGGAGTATGGCTATGGCCCGTGCCTATGGCGCTAACGCCAGTCTGCTGGCTGCGTTCGAAACCACCTATGGCAGCCCACCGGCTGCCGATTACCGCAAGCTTCCCTTTGTCTCGACCTCCTTGGGGTCGGAGCAAGGCCTGATTGCCAACGACCTCATCGGTCTGGGGCGTGACCCGAGTGCACCCATGCGCGATGTGATCAAGGTCGAGGGCGACATGGTTGTGCCGGTGGACCTGAACAACTTTGGGCTTTGGCTCAAGGCCTTGCTGGGTCCGGCCACAGTCGCTGGGGAGGACGTGTTCACCCACACTTTTGTGTCGGGCAAATCGGTACTGCCCAGTTTGGCTCTGGAGACTGGTCTTTCTGACATTCCGGCTTACTTTCGTTCGTCTGGCGTGATGGTCAACAGCATGAAGGTGGACTTGGCGCGCTCGGGTGCGGCGAACGCCACGCTCGGTCTGATTGCCCAAGGTGAGGTGCGGGAAGGCGCGAGCATTGATGCCGCGCCTGAGGCGCTGGAGCTGGTGCGGTTCAACCAATTCCAAGGCTCGATTCAAAAGAATGGCCAGCCGCTGGGCAATGTGGTGTCGGCGCAATTGACCTATTCGAACAACCTTGAGCGTATCGAGACGATTCGCTCGGACGGAAAAATCGATGGCGCGGACCCCACCGTGGCCAGCCTCACCGGCAGTTTGGAAGTGCGCTTTGCCGACACGCAACTCATTGATGCGGCGACCGACAACACGCCGCTGGCGTTGACCTTCAGCTACACGATTGATGCAGGCCGTCAGCTCACCTTCATCGCGCATGAGGTCTACCTGCCCAAACCCAAGCTGTCTATTTCTGGGCCCGGGGGCATTCAAGCCACCCTTGATTGGCAAGCCGCCAAG